GAAGTCAGACCAATTCAATGAATGGGTAGGCGAGGCAGTAAAAAAGGATGCAGCAGATGGACTTGATGTTTGGGTAATTACTAAGGCGAGTAACACCAGTGGTAGACCCATGCTTAGCTTCGTTTTTAAAGAACCAGCAGCATAACCGAAACATTAATATCCTATTTTTTTTTTATACTATTATGGAAGAAAGCTTATTTATGTGGTTTATATCTGGCTGTTATTTAGTAGGAGGTATGTCTATGGGCTATTGGTTTTCTGAATGGAGGCATAGAAAAGATAAGAAGGGAACAGGCAGATGGGATTGGTCTGGCAGAAAGTTTTATGGCTCTGGCGATCAGTAATTGGACTTACAGAAGGAAAGAGTATTTACAAAGGATAATGAATTAATGGGTTGGATATTTGAAAATGTTATCACAAAGGAAGAGTGTGATTCTCTTATAGAATATGTCATATCAAATGACTTACTAAAACAATCGGAGGTGATGGGAGAACAAGTACCCGGATACAGAACAAGTACAAACTGTTTCATCAAGTATGATGAACACCCAGTTGCAAGTAAGATATCCTCATTCATTTCTGATATTGTCTTTGAACCAATAGAAAAGTTTGAGGAATTACAAATAGTACATTACAATTCAGGAGAATATTATAAAGAACACCACGATTATTTTGAAAATACTGAAGAGGAAGAGATAGCAGAGTTAGAACAGGGTGGTCAAAGAATATGGACAGGTTTTATATATTTAAATGAAGTAAGTAGTGGTGGTGGTACGGAGTTTGTTAACATAGCCAAGACTGTATACCCAAAGCCGGGAAGGATGATTATATGGAAAAACACGAATGATAATAAACTGATAGAAGATAGTATGCATAGAGCGTTACCTCCTGTTGATTGTGAGAAGTGGGGTTGTAATATATGGGTTCGTGAAAGAGAATATAAAAAATAGGAAGGTTTATATTAACAAATTTTATACTTGAACACAACATATAAACCAAACAGATTACAGTTAGCATTAAACGAGGCATGGTATAATTGTATAGATGAGTTAGAACAGAAACCTACACTACTTGTAGTAAATGGAGAACCATGTGACGGAGCAAACAGAAGGCAGATTGGACAACAAAGTTGGTCAACAAACATTCAAGACCAACTAAATGATGCAGGAAAATTACTTAGCGATATACCATATGAGAATCTAATATTTGTAAGAGGCACACCATATCATGTTCAGCAAGATGCTACTAACTTTGAAGAGATATTGGCAAAACAAATGGGAGCAGAAAAATATAAGGCATATGGCGGAGAAGGATTGACAGACTATTATTGTATAGTAGAGATGTATGGTAAAGTATTCAACTTTACACACCATATAGGATTTAACAAATGGGCAGCATACAGGACAACTGCTTTGGCTAGAGAGATGGCTGGTATGGTGTTCGAGAAAGATAAAATGGGTAGGGCAGATGTAATAATCAGAAGTCACGTTCATTACTTTGTTCATGTAGAATTTACACATACTCATGGCTTTACTACACCAGCATGGAAGTTCCCAGATGCACACCTATTTAGGAGTGGACTTGCAGGTACTACACCTGACGTTGGCATGGTAGAGATAATAATTGAGTCAAACGGAGATATAATAATCAGACCAATCATAGCAGAGATGGAAATCAAACCACTAGTGAGACATTTTTGAAGAAGATAATCATTGAGGCAGAGCAACTCCCGGAACTAATAATACGACCAACATATTATGATAGAGTTCTTAAAGCAATAAAAGAAAGTAAAGATGGTCTTACAAACCATGAGATTTGTGTTAAATTAAACTTGCCAGAAAGGAGACGGGCAAGCGAGAAGATTTCAAAGATGAAAGATGAGGGAAAGGTAATTGAAAAGCGTTGTAGATGTGGACACGCACCAATATATTATTTTTATAAATAAATTATATTCAGGTATCTTTATATTACCGTCAGTTCTAACACCCTTTATGTTCGCTTATCTTATCTGGGAAAATAAAGATGGAAAAGAAATGAAGGCAATGTTTCAAATAGATAAGGCGATAAAAATGGTAGACAAGATGAAAGAATATGGTGTCGATCCAAAGTTTGTAATTGCACTCAGTTAACTAACACTTATATTACAGTTAATTCTATAATTCTTATGCAATTCAATGATAAGACTTTAACTATTTCCATCAGTGGTTTTGGAAAGGGTGTCCTAAAAGAACTTGAAAATATAAGACCAACGAATGTTTCATTCAGTTTGTTTCTTGCAATAGCAGCCAAACATTATATTGATACATACAGAGAGCATGTTGACATTGAAGGAGACTTACCAAGTATTAATTCTAATATCTCAGCTTGGAAATCTAAATTAAAAAATATGTCTTCCAAAGAGTTTATAAGATTACAACAAAGACATGCACAGTTAGGTAACTTAATCAAATCAAAAGCGAGGTTTAGAATATGAGGACAGATTCAAAAATGAAAGATGATTTACAGGAAAAATTAGAAAGTGTAAAATGGACAAATATTATTGACAACCTTACTCCAACAAGTACATTGTCTATTGACCTACGAACTCCGGTGTTCTCTGCTGTGTTTCACGAAGCAGGGTATGCCAAGTTTGAAACCATATTAAGGGATGCAGTATTTGAAATTATGAAACCTAAATATATTGACGTTGATGTGCCAAGCACCTTTGCAGACTTGAAGATAAAACCAATGTTTGATAAAATAGCAATGCATGATATAAAAGCCAAGCATGAGAACACATTGATTAATTTTGACTGTCTTATCCTTGCTTCAGATGTTGCAAAGACTTACATTAAGGAGTGCAAACTGGTATGTCCAAAGTGTGGGTATGGTTTTGCTGTAACATGTGATTATAATAGGAATCTTCCGTTGGAGTTTTGTGCAAACCCAAGTTGTAGAAGTGCAAAACTGATTGCAGATCCTGACACACTTGTAACAGAATACATACAGACAGTGTTCTTACAAGAGCCATTGGAAGAAGCAAGACACAACTCACCAGTCATGTTTGTAGGTAAGATAAAAGGTAGTGCTGTAAGAACAGCTCATGTAGGACAGAAGAAGAAGGTTAGTGGCTTCTTCAAGACTGTATATGATTCAAAGAAGACAGAGCATGATATAATAATTGATGTGGCATATTTGGAAGACTTGGGTGATGTTAAGTTGGTAAAGCCAACCAAAGAGGAACTAGCCAAGTTGAAAGAGGAGGCAAAGAAACCAGACTTTCTTAGCAGGGTGGTAAAGAGTTACGCACCTCATATTTATGGTCATCTTGAGATAAAAGAGTCATTATTATTACAGTTGGCAGGTGGAGTGAATGGAAAGAGACGGGGAGATATTAACACACTACTAGTAGGAGATCCAAGCATGGCAAAGTCAGAATTATTAAAATTTGGTAAAAAGATAACACAAACCTCAATATATACTAGTGGAAAGGGTACTTCGGCAGCCGGATTGACAATAGGAATGGTCAAACTTTCTGATGGAACAATGATTGCACAGGCAGGGGTATTACCATTATGTTCTGGTGGATTTGCTTTCATAGATGAGTTTGACAAGATGAATAAACTAGACAGGAGTTCAATGCATGAGGCAATGGAACAACAGACAGTATCTAGGGCTGTAGCTGGTACTCAATTAACCCTACCTGCAAAGACAAGTATATTGGCAGCAGCGAATCCAAAGTTTGGTAAATACGATCCAAGAGAATCGTTGGGTGAGAATATAAACGTACCTCCTGCATTACTGTCAAGGTTTGATTTAATATGGCTTATCAAGGATAAAGTTGATTCCCGGATTGATTTGGCAAAGGCATCACATATACTTGACTCTTATTCTGATGATACAAAGATTGAGAAACCATTTCTAAGCTCAAGACAACTTATGGGCTATATTAACTACGTCAGAGAGCAGAAACCAAGACTCTCACCTGTGACAAGGCGAGAGATATTAAAAATCTATGAAAAGATGAGGACTTTATCAAAAGAAGACGAATCTGCATTGGCAATAGGAACTAGACAGCTTGAGGCATTAATTAGACTGTCATTAGCACATGCAAAACTGTTGTTCAAAGATGAGGCAGACGTAGAAGATGTAGGTGCTGTAAGAGAGATATTTGTTGACATGTATAAGACATTTGGACTTGACTTGGATGAAGGTAAGTTTGACCAGACATTACTGAGTGGAATCACAGGAAGAGAGACGAAGGAACAGGTTGCTAATCGCCTATGGACAGAAGTATCAGATGCAAACGGTGATGTAATGCTACCAAAGTTTATGTTCCAACTTGCACAGACGGATGAGTTTGATGAGTCTCTTGCAAAGAAGTTGTTTGACAGGTGGGATAAGAACTGCTTGGTAAGAATGAATACCAATGGAACTTGGAGGAAGAAATTATAATGGTTGCTAGATGTCGTGGAATATGTGATTTGATAAGGTTGAAACAGATAGTAAAAAGACCGAAAAGGTTGCCATATCTGACACATAGACAGTGTAGGGTATGCAGTATATGGTTTGATAGGAATGAATACACTCATAATAGATGTCCATGCTGTAGTACAATACTTGCTATACTCCCAAGAGAAAACGGAAAGAAGAAAATATATAGAGAGATGTTGCGTGAAAATGGACTTTAATGTAGACCAACTAGAAGGTGTTGGTGCTGTAACAGTAAAAAAACTGAAGGATTTTGGTGTCACATCATTAATTGATATATGTATAAGAGGATCAAAGGAGATATCAGAAATAACAGGAACAAACAAGGCAAAGTCAGATTCGTGGGTGTTTAAGGCACAAAAGATGCTTGAAGAAAATAACATGATACGAAAGACTGATATGTCCACATTGGATTTATTAGAGTACCAGAAAAATATAGACACACTACCAGTAAAATGTGAGGCGGTAGACAAACTGATAAGCGGTGGTGTCAAGCCAGAGTGTATCTACGAAGTATATGGGGAATTTGGCTCTGGTAAAACACAATTCTGTCTTTCACTTACTGCTGAGGCAATCCACCAAAAAAAAAGTGTTGTTTGGGTTGATTGTGAAGATACATTTCGACCATCAAGGGTTATTGAAATACTAAAGGCAAAGGGATATGTTGAAGATGATGAAGAAGCGAAGAAATGCTTGGAAAGAATATATTATTTCTTTACACCAAATACAGAACAGTTAATGGGTACTATAAATGCATTATCAGATGTATTAACGGAAAAGAAACCAAGATTGGTGGTAATAGATGGCTCTATAGGTCAATTCCGGGAAGAATATCTTGGAAGGGGAACATTGGCAGATAGGCAAAATCAGATAGCTAGGCTAATGACGCATTTGAAGAATATATCGTTTTATTTCCGTTGTACGGTTGTATTCACAAACCAAGTACAAACAGATCCAAGTATAATGTTTGGTGATCCCACAAAACCAATAGGTGGTAATATTGTTGGTCACGCAAGTACATATAGGATTTATTTCAAGAAATCTGGCAGAAAAAGAATAGCAAGAATGGTAGACAGTCCTGAACATCCGCAAGGAGACGCACCATTTACACTTGATGCTAAAGGAATATCAGATGTAGAAGAATAACCTATATAAGTTACAAACATTTATATACTCTGTGTTTAGGCTAGATCTAAGTCATATGCTGAAAACTTGGCGAGGTTACAACGTACCTGCATTGATGCCTATCACATAAAAAAATGAATCCTAGACAAAGAATGAGATTCAGCAATAGAAAGGCTGTACTCTGGTTATTAGATAATGGATATGATGATATTTGGCTGAAACCACATGGTAGAAGACATGATTTGGTTTACACTACTGGAGAGTGGTATAGGGCATTAGATCTTTGGAATCTGTTTGATGGAATATGCCTTGACAAGGGGGGTAAATTAGTCCTTTTACAGATAAAAACAAACGCTTGGGCTAAGGAAGCTCCAATAAAAGAGTTTCTTGTAGGTAAACACGGCTTTTCTGCAATGTCTATAAACGTAAAATATGGAAAAAAGTGGACTGTGAGCGTAAGAGAGTATAAAACTTAAATACAGACAGTATAACAAAATTATATTGACACATCATAATGTAGTAGTAGGTGGAGTTTGTAAGTTATGCGGACACCCACAAAAAACACATGAGGACAACAATGGTTGCACTGATTGTGAATGTACTGCAATAGGTTCATATTAGAGTAACATTTATATCCCCTATGGAGAAGAACTCGAAAGGTGATATAATCGGTGCTGGTGAAAAAACAGCATTGTCCATTCTCCAAGACCTGTTTAAGGGTTGTACTATAAAACCACAGTATCCGTTAATCAAATTATTAACAGAGGAGTATAAAGACTCATTATCAGAAAGTTATTTGAAGCATAAGGTGGATATTATGATATTCAGACCTACTGACAAGACTATTGCTGTGAGAGTTCAGGGTAAGACTCATAAAGGTGTATTAAAGTCGGCAAGAGACACAGTACAGAAAAAGATACTGGAATGGCATAATTGTATAGTTGTAGACTTGAGTTGGGAGGAATGTCCATATTTATTCAATGAGGAAAAGAGTGAGAACAGCTATTTAGAGGTTCTTAACGCATTTAACCAAGCAGGACTACACTTATAATTACTTATACAGGTCTTTAGGTGCATCTGTCTTTATTTCTTTATCTTCTTCATCTTCCTCTTTATCCTTTTCTTTACTTTCTAAATACATACTATATAACTCATGCTTCTGCTGTGATAGTTTCTCTTGTACCATTAGCATAGTTATCTCTACTTCAAGGAAGCTACACTTGTTATCAATGAAAGCCTTATCCAACGCCTTATCCATTTTGTTGTAAAGCTTGTCTATTATATTCCATCTTGGCTCGTGATCGTGTTCTGGGGGCATA